TGGGCTGGGGTGGCGATGAGGGCTGGGCATGGGCTCGGCGCATCATCGAAGCGGAAGATACGAAGTCATTTGACGCCCCCCATATAATGGAAATAGGAGGACAAGCGATGGAAGACACGGTAAAATCACTGCCTACAGCGGTGAAGGCGATTGGCGAATACACGGTCAAGGGCAAGGGCATTGTATATGGCGGCTTCGACCTCACCGAAGACCGTTTCACTGCCGATACCGACCTCGGCGGTTCACGGCCATTCGAGGGCATGCCCGTGTTTTACGACCACGCCATGGGCGGTATCAAGTCGCAAATCGGCATGGTCAAGGCGTGGGTTCCCACGGATGACGGCATCGATGTGGAGATTGAGCTCGATCGCCGCCACCAGTACGCCAGCGAAGTGATGAAACTTGTCGAAGCCGGCGCACTCGGACTCAGTACCGGCGCGGTATCGCACCTTGTCGTCCGTGAGCCGGTCAAGGGTGGCTACGAAATCAAGCGCTGGCACGTCGCTGAAATCAGCTTGACCCCGACCCCAGCGGAGCCCCGCACTACTACCGAAGTCAAGAGCGAAGAGGTTAATTCTGCGAGCATGGCTGCAGATGAGACGATGCCTGACGATACAGAGACTATCCCAGACGCGGCCGAAGTGGCCACCGAATCACCAGAGGAGACCAAAGCCATGCCAGAGGGCATCATCGACAACGCTCGCAACGACGAGCCACAGGTAAAAGCGGCATTGCCTGCTGCTCCATCCGAAAATCCGTTCGACACCAACGAGTACCACCGCGCCTACAAGCGCTTTATCGATGTGAAGAACCCCATCGAAAAGGCGGACGACAGCTACGAAGTGCATCAGGTACTGCGCAACGCCACCAAGGCCTACGCCGTCAAGACGCAGACCGAGGGCACCAACAACGACGGTGGCTTCACCGTGCCCACGCAAGTTAACCGCATGGTGGTTGCACGGCGTGACGAGTCAAGCCTGCTGAGCAAGTTTCGCTTTATGCGGGTGACTGCTGACGGCTGGAAAACCACTATCCCCGCACAGAGCGCCAAGGCCACAGCCGCCATCGTCGGTGAAGGCGTCACCGCTACCGCCAGCGAGCCGAACATCGCCAATACCAAGACCATTCAGCTCTACAAGGACACTCTCGAGTTCGCCATCACCGAGGAACTGTTGGCCGACACCGCCAGCAACTACGAAGAGTTTCTCATGAACGAGATTGCCCGCGCCATGGCGGTGAGCGTCAACACGTTCATCATCAAGGGCACCGGCTCGTCACAGCCCTACGGCATCTATGCCCGCGTGACCAACGACATCGCCCTCGGCGCTACCACGGCGACATCGGCGCAGATTCTCAGCGTGAGCACGGGTATCAACGGTGAGTACATGACCGACGGCGAAACCGGCTGGGTGATGCGCAATGCAACATGGGGCGTTGCCCGTGGCCTTGACCTTGCCAACACGGGTATGCTTCTGACCAGCATGGAGGGCGGGGTGCGTCGCATCGAGTCATGGCCAGTAGCGCTCAGTGAGCAGGTCGATGCCTACGGCACGTCCACCAACGAGCCGCTCATCTTCGGCAACTTCTCGTACTACGCATTCGCCGAGCGCACCGCTGGGGTGCAGATCGAGCGCGACTACAACCCGCGTACGGGCGTCACCTACATGATTGCCAAGTGGCGCTTCGGTGGCGATGTGACCCAGCCAGAAGCCTTCGCCATCGGCAAGCACGCCTAATCATGCCACGGGCGCGCTGATGAATATGTCAGCGCGCCCACTGGAGATACTATGCAAGTCCAGCTACTGTATGCAGCGGCACAAATTGGCAAGGCGGGCGAACTCATCATCCACGCCGCGGGTGACATTGTAGAGTTTGACGACCGCGACGCGCAGGCACTGATTGAACAGGGCCAAGCCATCGCAGTCGAAGAGCCCGAGCCCGTCCCTGTAAAGCGAGTTCCCAAGAAGGTGCTCTAAATGGCGTACGTTACCTTGCAGGATGTTAAGACTTCTCTTCGTATCACAGTCGCCGATGACGATGCCATAATCGCCGACATCATCAGCGACGTCACGGCGGCGATTGACTCGTACTGTCACCGCCACTTCGAGCCGGAGTCAGACCACGGCCCGGCGGCAAGCCATACGCACTACTTTACACCGCTCCTCGAGGTGGACGGCGGAGACCTGCTGGATTGGCGCACGCTAAACCTGCGTCACGACTTAGCGGAACTTACCAGCATCACCAACGGCGACGGCACCAGCATTGCGGCAGGCGACGTGGTGCTTTTGCCACTGAACGTCAAGCTGACAAGCTTTATTCGCATCAAGTCCGCCGTCAACAAGACGTGGACGTACAGTGGAAGCCCCGAAGGAGCGGTGGCCATCGCAGGCAAGTGGTCGTATAGCCTCAACGTGCCTGATGACATTCATCGAGCAGCGCTCGCTTGGAGCGAGCATATGTACCGACTGCGCACGGGCTCGGCGCCAACTTCAGTAGACGTCACCATCAGCGCCGACGGCAGCGCTTTTGTATCAAGCGGTGTGCCTCGAGGCGTAGCCCAGCTTTTGCGTCCGTATATCCGGAGGTCGTAGCATGGGAAGCCAGCTCGACAACATCCTTGACGCGCTTGAGGCGATGAGCATCACAGGGTACACGTACACCGTCTACCGTGGCTCAACACTGAAAGACGTTATCGAAATCGCACATACGCCGTGCCGAATCATTTCGGCGATTGGCGTGCAAAGTTCTCGCACCGATCGGCTGACGTTCGGCAGTGGGGCGGTGATGCGCACCGACTGGACGATACAGGACACGGCGCTCATCCGCTTTGCATCGCTCGGCATTGGACTGCGTGACGTAGCGGTGTCCATGGAGGGGTATCTGGCGGCGTATCACCAAGCGGTGCGCAGCGCATTCGATGCGAATTCGCGTTGGCTCATCACCGACGTGTCACTGCGCAGTCAGGTGCTGGAGTGGCCCGCCGCGTCGGGAAATTTTTACGATTCAGTCGTGGTCACGCTCACCGTGACCGACATCATAGAGTAGGGAGACATATCATGGCACAAACTACAGGGGCAGTCAGCGGAGCCGCCGCGGCGGTATCCGTCAAAATCGGAGTCGGCGCCTACGTCGACCACTCAGGGTGGACGCAGAGCGTTGACGCAACGAGTGCAAGCATCACCAACGCCGAAGCCTATACCTTCGACGGGGACAATGCGATTATTCTGCTGGGCAAAGAGGAGCCCGTAGAGGTTACTGTGAACTTCCTCTACACCGAGGTGGCCACGGAGCTCTGGGAGCTCGCTGAAGCCGCATTCCAAGCCAAGAGCGCCGTGCAAGTCAAGTGGGAGCCGAAAGGCTCTTCGGGCAAGCAGATTGAGACGCTCGCAGGTGGCTATATCACCAACATCGTCTACCCATCGGTCGCCGCGGACTCCGCAGGGCCTGTCGTCGCCGCCATCACCGTGCGTGCACCTGGCATCGGATACGCCGCATAGTCGGGCAGGGCGGCGTGTCGGGACACCACGTCGCCCAGCCATCACTCTGTGTCCCCGCTATAGAGAGGTGTCCCATGTCAAACATCACCGAGTACACCGTCAATCCGGACGAGATTTATCTTGACGATGTGGCTGAGCTGAGCGATGCACTGCAAGCCACTGACTTTCGCCGTGTGAACGCCGTGCTGGTGCGCTGTGTGACCGACATCGACGGCAAGCCCATTGAGCGCATCAAGGCGAGCCATGCGGTCAAGCTGGCAACGCGCATCCTCGAGGCAGTCAACGAGACCGCCGCGGGAAACTAAGGACGGCAGTGCTGGCGCATCTTTGGACACAGGCAGAAATGCCATTTGCATACCTTGAACTGATGTTGTGTCGAGATGTCTACCACTGCCCGCCAAGTCAGCTCCCACCGTGGCATAAAATTCGCCAGCATCTTATCTGTATGGACGCTGAAGCGCACATCCGATTGGTAGAGGCGAGGAAGGCAAAGCGTGGCTGAAACCGTAGTAATTAGATTTAAGGGCGAAGATGATTTGACGCCCGTCGCCAACAAAGTCGCCGACAGTGTCAGCAAGGTCGACGACAGTGCGAAGCGCGCTGGCAAAGGCTTTTCTGCGCTTGGTGAAATCGCCGTGGGCGCACTGCGAGGCATCGGTGAGGCGGCGCTGAACATCGGCGCAAGCGCACTCAGCGGTACCTTTGATTTTTTCAAGACCGCCGTGCAGGGCAGTGCAGAGTATCAAGCCGCACTTGCACAGACTGAAGCGGTCATCGCCTCAACCGGCATGGCGGCGGGGTTCACTGCGCAGGACATGGAAAAGCTGGCACGAGGCCTGTCCGCAGTGAGCGGCGAGAGTTTGTTCACCGATGACCAGCTCCTTGGTGCACAGAACGTCTTGGCTACGTTCACGAACATTCAGGGCATTAACTTTAGTTCTGCAACGCAAGCCATCGCCGACCTCAGTCAAGCGATGGGCCAAGACCTGCAAAGCTCAGCGGTGCAAGTCGGCAAAGCGCTCAACGATCCGGTGCAAGGCATCAGTGCTTTGCAGCGGGTCGGCGTGAGCTTCACCGAAGCCCAAAAAGAGGTCGTTGAGTCGCTCGTGGCGATGGGCGACACCTCCGAAGCCCAGCGGCTCATCCTGAAAGAACTCGAACGACAGTTCGGTGGAAGCGCCGCCGCCGCCGCACAAACTTTTAGCGGACAGATGACGGTGATGACTGAGCAAATCGAAGACGCCAAGGGCGCCATCGGCGATGCACTGCTTCCGCTCCTCACGGAGATGGTCGGTATCTTCGGCACGCATCTTCTGCCGACGCTTCGTGAAAGCACCGCCTCGATCGGCGCATTCTTTCAAGGCATCAGCGATAGCGGCGGCGTCATGGCTACCATTAACGGCATCAAAGCATCGTTCCAGCGCCTCGTAGCGACCAATCCGATTCTGCAGCGCTTGGTTGTACTCGGCGGCGAGGTGTCCGCCGCATTCGCTACACTCTACGCTGGTATCACGGAGCTCGCCGCTGACCCCGCCTTGCAGAAGTGGGGTGGATTCGCACTGCAAATCCTTGAGAAGGTGGCGCTGGTCATTATCGACAGCTTGGTGCTGGCTTTTCAGATACTGCGAGTCACTATCGACGTAGCGGTCGATGTCATCAAAGTTTTTGCCACTGCCATGGAGCCGATTTGGTCGGTGGTGTACCCGAAGATTGTCGCCGTACTGACTGCCATCTCCCAGCTCCTCAGAGGTGACTTCGCAGGCGCATGGCAGACGGTGAAAAACGTAGTGGTGACTGCGTGGACGGAGGTGTACAACGTGGTGTCACGTGTCATCACCGACCTGTACAACCGCGTGCGCAGCTTTATCGGCGACATCCTCGGCACTGCAATAAACATCGGCAAAGATATTGTCAACGGCATCGCCACGGGCATCATGCAGGCAAAGGCGTCAGTGGAAAGGGCGCTCAGGTCAGTCATCGATGCCGCCATCCAGAAAATCAAGGATATGCTTGGCATTTCATCGCCGAGCAAAGCCATGGCCAGCATGATTGGCGTGCCCATGGTGCAAGGCATCATCTCTGGCAGTGCAACCGGCGTACAGCGCGCCGTGCAGGCGCCGCCTGCAGAGGCGTCGCAGACCGTGCAAAACTTCTATCTCACTGCGAACTACCAAACTACGCAGAGTCAGTCATCGGTACGCAATGACCTGCGAGCCATGCAGCTCCTTGCGGGAGGCGTCGCCTAATGCCATACTCTATTACCTACACTACTGCGGGAACGACGTACGACCTCAACGGCACCAATGTGGGTATCGGGGTCACCGTGCGCTACTTGGGCGACCAAGGCTTCGGCATGGCGCCCATGCAACGCATCACTCAGCGTGGGCCACTTCAGCAGGGTGACACCGACGTGGGGTACCGCCTTGACCCACGCATCATCCAGCTTCCGCTCCTCGTGGAGGCGATGACGATGGACGCGGGCTATACCGCACGCAAAGGCTTGCTCAAGATTTTTACACCAGCGAACGGGGCGGGCATCCTCAGAGTGACGACCGACCTGTATGACCGTGCTATCCTCGTGGTGCCCATGGGCGGGCTGGATTTCAACCAAGACCCGCAAAGCGGCTACCACATTCGCACGGTGGTGCAACTCCGTGCCGCTGACCCGACGTGGTATGACCCCACTATCGTCAACGCGGCGCAAACTCCGACGATTACTGGCACGCCCACGCCCGTTCCGCTGACCATTCCATGGACGGCTGGGTCGAGCTCTATCAACTCCACGCTGAACTTCACGTATGACGGGGACTTCATCTCGTATCCCATCATCAGCGTGACGGGGCCGATTACTGACCTGCTCATCACGCATACCACTACGGGGTATGTGATTGGTGTGACGGGCACTATCATCGCAGGAGATACGTGGACATTCGATTTGCGCTACGGGCAAAAAACCGTCACCGACCAAGCGGGCGTGAATCAAATCGCAAACCTCACCAGCGGATCATCGCTGGCGGACTTTGCCATTATCCTCGGCGCCAACACCATCACGGTATCAGGCACCACGACGACCTCAGCGAGCACGGTTAATATCACGTACTACACACGATATACAGGAGTATAGGCATGGCAGAGCAAAGCATGTTTTGGCCCACCACGGGCACGGGCGACGGAATCAGCGGTGGGTACACCGATGCACGACTGAAGACCATCTGGAAAGCAGCGCTGGGTAACGGGGTCTTGCAGTACCAAAACAACCTCACCGCTACGGGCACGGGCACGTCAACGCTGGCAGTCAATACGGGCGCCGCCGTAGTCGAGGGATACCTGTACGAAAACGACTCTAGCGCCTCTATCGCCACCGCATCGCTGGGCTCGGCGACGTATGGTCTGTACGTCATCGCCAACGAGGATGCTTCTGCGCTGGCAGTGTCACGCTCAGTGGCAGGTACTACGGTGGCGGCGAAGTCGACGCGGCTGGCGCTGAACTCCACGACGCCCGCACAGCCGAACATCAAGATTGCCACGGTCGTGACATCGGGCGGAAGCATCACCAGCATCACGGCAGAAAATAATCGCTTTGCCTCCAGCCGTGTCAAGACGGTGGGAAGTAGTACGCTGGCGGTAGGAACACGCACGACCAATCAAAGCATCGCCAATAACACGAGCACGGTCATCACGTTCGGCTCGGTGACAAACTCCGATTACGTGACGGGCGTAGCTGGCACGGGCGTTTTTACCATCAAGGAGTCGGGGGTATACAGCCTACAGGGCGGATATAACTTTGTATACAATGCGACTGGCTATCGCTCAAGCTGGGTCGCCATCAACGCCGCTATCCAGCTTGACACCATCGCTCAGTTCACAGCCACAGCGATTGGAACCTCGGGCACGTCGCGATATCTGATGGCCACGCAGTTTGAACTCGTCGCGGGTGACACCGTGGAGTTTTATACCTATCAGGACTCTGGCGGCGCACTTAATCTCTCTCGTGCACGGTGCACCATCGCGAGGCTTGGATGAGCGTCAGCTATACAGTCATTGCGTACAGCAGTGCAGGCACACGGCTATCCTACAGTGACGACGTGCTGTCGCTTGACTGCACGCGAGCCGTGAACGGCATCGATATTTTTAGCCTGACGTACCTCACCACCGCCAACTCCGTGCAGTATCTCGTGGCTGGCTCGATTGTCGAGGTGTACCGTCAAGACCCTGACGCAGGCATCGCCTCGTATCGTGAGTTTTCGGGCATCGTGCGGGAAATCGTGCGCACGGTGACGGACACAGACATCACGGCAATTCGCGCCGTGGGCTTCACTGCCCTCCTCGCTGACCGCATTGTGGCATACCGTGCAGGCGTGGCCAATCGCAGTGCATTTAGTGCGGTTCCAGCAGAAACCGTGCTGAAAACGCTGTTCGACTATAACCTCGGTGCCAGTGCTACGACGGGCAACGGGCGCCTGCTGAGCGGAGTACTCAGTGGTGCGACCACGGCGGCATCCGCAGGGACGGGCAACGTCATCAGCATTGCGTGCCATGCGGATAACCTGCTCACCGCTATGCAAGCGGTGCAAGAGGTGGGCGGCGGGGATTTCGACGTGATATACACCGCTCCGGCGACGTATACCTTTACGTGGTATCTTGGCCAACGCGGCACTGACCGCAGTGCCAGCG